TCACCGATGATGTCGGGGGATGCTCCATTCCAACACGCAGCACCGACCAGGTCGATGAGATGCGTATCGGGTATCTCAAAATCGAGAGTGAAGCAGGGTCCGTTCTCCTCGTCAACGGTGATTGTTCCTGTCTCAAGCAGCTGCCAGCGCATCCACTCCTTGCGGAGCTCTATGGTCTTGTCCAGGTCGGCTATCTCGTCGATGACCTTCCTTTCCCCCCACTGCTTATGTTCCGTTCCCGGCTGGCGCAGCCACGCCATGACTTTCCCGGGGATCTGCTTTTTCTCCGCCATACAGGGGATCGAAGCGAGGATCTGCCCGACGGTCTGCAGAGCTGAGATGTGAGCCTCCGCATCCGGATCGCGGAACTGTGCGAGGTGACGGGCTGAGTGAACGATATCGATGCTGATATTGTTCGACAGCTCCGGCTCTGGAGTCGAGAAGATTTCCTTCCCCAAAAGCTGGGGCATGGTATCGAACTTGTTCACGATGTCAGTCATCACCGTGTGCTGCAGAATGCGATATTTCCCATACATTTCGTGTTCACCTCCTTCGGTCTATGATGTGTCGAATTGCATGTTCCGGCTTCCCCTGTGATGACGTTTTACGTCTGCGGGGTGAAGTCTTTGGAGAAGTTCAGGGCGTCGCAGCCACAGCCTGTAAATAGGATGTGTCCGCCGAAGTCCAGGTTGAACCAGACGAATTGGTCGTATGGATACACGTCCTTGTCGTTGACGTATCCGTGGACCATCATCGCGCCGGTTGCGACGGCATTAGCCCGGTTGCAGATTCCGGCTTTCAGGTCAACGTCGTCCATGAGGATCCCACGGGCAACTCCTTCACATTCGCCGGTATCGACCCAGACGAAATCTCCTGTGAGGAAGTCATCGGTCAGTGCGTTCGTGACCGTGATCGAGACGCCGGGAACGATTGCCGTGACCGCGCCAAGGTCTTCGACGTAGGTCAGCTGCAGATCTCCTGCATGACAGATGTAGACATTGACCCCCGGCCTGAAAGGCGTGGTTGACGTAACACTCAGGGTCGTCTGCAGCGCAGCCTCGTCCTCGTCCAGGGTGGTGCGACAGACAGGCTGGAAGTTGCCGGTATCAGCATTGCACGACATTACCGTCCCCGCCCTGATGATCCATTCCTCGTCACCAGCCGAGAGCCCCTGCACGTCAGGATCGTAGGCGTCGGCGCAGATGCAGATGTCTCTTACGATCATGTGGTCTGATTCCGCGAACCTGACGGGGATGTTGTTCCAGATGTGAACGCTCGGATTCATTTAGTTTCACCTCCTTCGATCTGGATATGTTCTTGAAGTCGTGATTCTGGATTCTCCGTTCAATAGGATTACTCCTTTTTCTCGGACTTGAAGTGTCCCGATTCCTTGTTCCGGTCAACGACCGCCTTTGCGTAGGCTGAGTCGTCCTCACCGCCGGGGCTCCCTTCATCCTCGGTCTGCCCTGGTGCGTGCTCCTTGTGCGGGACGAATAGCTTCTTGTCCTTCGCCTTCTTGATGATCCCCTCGATGGTTTCCATGAAGAAACCGAGATCGTCGCGCTTGCGGGACTTCTTCTCGTCGTCCTTTTCCCCGAACTCATGGACTTCGGTCGCGTCGAGGTGCTCACAGAACTGGGTCAGGGATTTGTCGTAGAAAACGGGCGCAACGCGCTCCTTTTTCAGCTCCTCCGAGAACGTCTTGATGCGCTCGTCGCGGACCTTCTTGCGCTGGGCTTTCAGGTCCTTCTCAGCCTTCTCTCGCTTGTCCTTCTCCTGTTTCAGCTCCTCGGAGTGCTCGGTTTTCAGGGTTTTCTCCCTCTCGTCGCCGGCAGCCTTCAGCTTGGCGTCGAGTTCTTCCTGAGTCAGCTCGATCTTTCCCATGTTTGATTCACCTCCTTCGATTGGTTCATCGAAAATCCAGAATGACTCTGAATCGTCAGTCGCCTTGTACAGAGCCAGAATATCATCCAGGGTTTTCACCTGAGGAATGTCCGCTCCCAGGGCGCAGACGGCTCGTAAAACTAAACCTTTCCCCTGATAGTCAGGGTAGATTTCTGACGAAATGCGCTTATAGGCTCCCTTTTTCAGGGCTTCCCAGACCTTTATCGGGACTTCGGTCAGGTCCGCGATTAGTTTCTTCCCGTCCCTCCGCAGAGCCTTTACCCAGCCCGCAGCGTTGAGCCCCGACCGCTCCAGGATGTGCTGTTTCCCATGTCCCAGGAAGAGCGGAGGCTTGACCTTCCCCTGCAGGGATTTGAAATTCGATACGAGCTTGTCCAGGGACTTCTCACTGTAAGACTTCTTGATGGTCTTTCCCCGGCCGTCGTCGTATTCATACGTCCCGACAGCGAAAATTTCAACCCCGTCTATGTCCTTCACTCCCTTTTCTCCGAATGTGGCAAAATCGAATTCCTCGAGATCGCCCAGGTCCAGGGAGTCAAAATCCACCTCCTCAGTGTTCTCCAGGAAGGTTTTCAGCTCGGGGGAGCAGTCTTTCAGGATTTCCGCCAGCTCGTCCTTTGAGGCGATAGGATAGAACGCTGCAGCCGTCGCCTCCGCTGCTGCCTTAGCGGCCGCTTCAAACGTGCCTCCCTGTTTCTTACATTCAGCCTGAGCAGCTGTCGCGGTCCACTGTCCCTTCGGGAAGCGAAACGACTGGGCGGTAGTGGTGGTCTTTCCCTTCAGGCGTCCCACCAGAACGTAGACCTTTTTACCTGTTTCCTTGACGGTCCTGATGACGGTCCGGATCTTCGTAAAGCTTCCGGGCTGTTTCACCCGACAGGCGTGAAAGTTGGCATACGGCATGGGATCGCCTCCTTCCTGGTGTTTATTGAATTTCAGATCATGCTTTAGCTTGGTCTGACGCTCCAGCTCTCGGGCTTCTTCTATCGGCATCCTCTGGTAACGAAAATACCGTGCAGCTCTCCTGAGTCCAGCCTTCGTCGGGTGCGCGTCGAAATCGTCCTTCTCCACGTATGATTGCAGGCGGTGGAGCAGGATGTTGCTCGACCCGACATAGATCAGCTGTTTCTGGGCGTCGTATAGATAGTAGATCCCAGGTTCGTTCGGGACCTTCCCGCTTCTCAGGTTCTCTTTCGTGAGCTTCTGCATTGTTACCCCACAGATCCAGGCGGCGTAGACGCCACGACTGAGCCGGTGAAACCTGGATCCACTTTCACGGGGACCGTGTTGCCGGCGTCATCCTTCGTCGTCGTCGGGGCTTTGTCGTATGCCTGGATTTCATCGTATTTGGTGACTGGATCCACAACGCAACGGCAGTTGAATCCGTTGGGCGGCCACCAGGTTTTCCAGACCGGGTCGTTAGCTGCGAAAATCAGACCGTCCATCGCTCCATGCTGCGGACGCTCTCTCCCGTCGAGGATCGCGTTATACTGATACCCGACGATCATGTCCTTGACGTCTGGGTCGTTGTATTGCTCCCAACGTCCAGCGTTGTAGGACGACATCAGATTCGTTCGGAATACCGTCTCCAGGTGCGCTCCAGAGAGCTGCAGACCGCCGGTGTAACGGACTCCTGCCTGCTCCAGGGCGAAGGCAAAATCGCTGAGAGTCATACCCTGCTCGATGGCTTTGAATATCTCCGTCTGCGCCAGCTTCAGGATGTTATTCTTCTCGATGCCGGCGACGGTGAAAGCCTTGGTCTTCAGCAGATCGCTGAGCTGGTCAAACTCCTTCCTGGTGATCGGGACCTTTCCCATGAAGTATTTCTTCGCCTGCTCATAGGTCATTGGCTCGTCGGGGAATTCCTGGAAGATCAGATAAGAGAAATACTGGTATTCCGCCAGCTTCACTCCCTTCTGGTAAAGCAGGGATAAGGCGTCCAGGCGTCCCTGCAGGTGTGCGGTCAGCATCGTCTCATATAGGACGGTCTTTAGCCCTCCGACGTTCACCGCGATCCGGTCCACCGCTTCGTAGTTCTTTTCCTCCAGGATTTTCTTCTTTCGGACCTGGTCCACGATACCAGCCAGGATCTTCTCGACCTCCTGGGATCCGCGCTTGGCTCCCTCGCCGGCGACCTTGTCGGTCCACTTGCCGGCGCGCTCTGTGAACTGGCGGACCCAGGGATCCCGGCGTCGTTTCTTTGACTTTTTCGTTTTCCTGCGCTCTACGTGTTCCGTGAAACCACCAGGAGCTCCGCTCGCCTGGGCTTCCAGGACCTCCTCCCCTTCCTCTGCCTGGGGGATGTTGAAGGTATCATTCACCCAGTTAACGGGGATCTTCGCGCCGGACTTCACCAGGAGACTGACCGCGGAAGCGACCTTCTGAACGTCTATCGACTTCCGGATCTTGAAGCTGAATTTCGGATAAGCGGTGACGCGGAAGTTATAATCGACCAGCTCTTTGACCAGCTGCTCGTCTATGACCTCCGCCAGCTCCAGGGCGTCAGCGATAATGATATCGTCTTTGACCTCGGCGTGGATCCTTCCCAGCGCGTAAGATCCGACTTTCCCGGCGTCCTGGGTCAGCGTTCCTCCTAGGATCGCCTTCGCTTCCTGGTTGTCGCAATACTCGATCATTTTATTGTAGGCGGCTTTGCCTGTGGAGTCTCCGGAGGCTTCCAGGAGATCGAACACGAACTGCGGGGGGATGTAAGCAGCGGTGTCCGTCTGGATCGCCTCCGCAACCTTTTTCGCTTCTGCGATGTCTGCTTCAGCTGGAGCCTGGACTGTTCCCTGCTCCTTTATCAGGACCGTCGGCATCCCGAACTTTTCCAGGAACAGAGCCCACCATTTGAGTCCGTTTTTCTTGAACCAATAATACCAGCTGCAAACGGATCCCAGCCCCAGCCCCCAGGGATTTCCATACTTCGAATTGAAGCTGTAGATGATGAATTTTGATATCGGCAGCGGAGTCCCCGTCAGGGATCCTTCCTTGACGATTTCCAGCCCGTCAGGCTTCAGGTTCCCGTATTCATCCCGTAGGAACCGGAAATACTGGGGCGGCTTGTGGTGCAGAGCCTTCAAGGTGGCTTTTCCCGACAGTGGACCGATCTCTGGGATCCACCAGATCTTTTCGAGAATGGAGTAGCCTTTACCGTAGGCGTCCATCAGCTCTCGGAGGTTCTGCTCAAAAGTGCCTTCAACGCTCTTGAAGGACGTTTCCACGAAATTCGCCACCTCCATATCGCTCTTCTCGTCTGACGCCGGCGTGATCTGCCAGCCCTGGGACAGGAGCGCGTTTTTCCTGGTCTGCAGGCAGCTGGCGTACTGGGTGTCCTTCCTCTCCATCTCCTCGTAATACTCGATCCCCCGCTCCTGGACAACCTCGTCAGGGTTCTGCTCCCAGTCCCTCAGAGCATACATCAACTGCGCTCTCCAGTTGGCATACTCCAGGAGCAGCCTTTTATCGAGCGTTTTCAGTCCAGACAGTTCTGCGTTCGTTACCATCGGCTCTTCACACTCTCCCTTTTGGATCCTAAGGTGATTTTCCGTATCGGTCGTCCTGGAGCCCTGGCAAAGCGCAGGAGGTCCATTGCGATCCGCTGGTAGTTATTGGAGTGCGCGTAATGGTCCGCCAGCCCGTGTTCGTCCCAGAGGAAATAGGACTTGTCATCGGACTGTCGGCGGATCGGAGCGCAGACCTGGTCGTAAAATCTCCCGCCGTCGATGTTCCTGGCTCCCCTGGGCAGTATAATCCCCGGGGGATCTGATATCCAGTCTTCATGTGCTCGATCCATGCTGGCTGTTCTGTTCACCGTCACCAGGCGGGCTTCCTCGGTCAGCTCAGTGTCAACGATCTTGAATTTCTTACTCGTCATCGGGGGATAATCACAGAGCCAGACCCGCCCAGGGAATCGATCTCGAAACGCCTTCGCCCCCCGAACCTCTGGCTCCAGATCCACAACCGACATCCAGACCTTGAAATTGTCCATCAGCTCATCAAGGTTTTCAAAATCCCTGACGGTTCCGATCCAGATCTGCTTCCGGATTCCCTCGAAAACTTCCGCTATCATGACGTTCAGAACGGAGCCGACATCGACGCCCATTATCACCGGATTTTTGCCGGCGTAAAGGGTTTTAACCGGATAATCCCCACAGAGCGCGTCCAGAAGTTCTGGAGTTAAGCGGAGCCCTCGGTCATAGTATGGTTCCCCCAGGTCCGAGTTGCAGAAGATCTGAAACTTGGTCCCGTCGAGGATCGATTCTATGAAGTCGTCCCAGAGCCCTGCAACCGTCGTCCTTCCGGATATCAGTTTATGAGGTCGAAACCCTTTGATGTCGCGGTCCGGATAGGCGTGGACGTATTCCCCTGGAGCCAGGCGGTCCATAGGGCGTTCACAGAATTTGCAGTGCATCCGGATGTCGGGGACAGATCCCTCCAGGAATGCCTGGTCCCGCAGCTCATATTTCCCCTCGTCAACCTCTCGGACGAAATTATTCCACCAGATCACCCTCTGGTATTCGTTACAGGCGGGGCATTTGAGCTGCCAGTCCCCCTGGGACGATTTCAGCCACTCCAGATGGATTCCGTATCGGTCCACCGTCGGCGTCGATATCTTCCGTTTGAATTTATACTTACTGTCAGTGATGCGGTCGTCTGCCAGCTTAATATGCTGCTGGTTGCAGCGGTCCAGCTCATCTATGGTGTAGCCGTCACAGGGGTACTCGGTAAACTCATCCTCAGTGTAGGATCCCACGAAACGGATCATTCCCCCCAGGTCCCCCAGCTGTTTCTGCCGGAGGCTATCAGAGGACCGGGGATCCGCCGCCAGGAGTTGTCGATAGAAAGGGGATCTCACCGCCAGGCGGTTGATGCGGTCCGCGACAAACAGATCTCGCTTCTTTCCCGTCGTGATGGCGTAAAGCCACCGTAGGCCGCCGGCGACCTTACTGACCATATCACAGATCGCATATTCCGAAACGCCTTGCTGGACCGACTTCATGATAACGATGTAAACGGCATCGCATTTATAGATCGGGACCAGGAATTGACGATCATCGAAATTCATCTCATCCGCCGACGTCGGGACGTGATACTTGATCGCCCAGCCCAGTGTCGGATAATCAGTTAAGAGCCGGCTCTCCAAGGAGCTGACGGAGACTTGCAAACCTTCGAGCCAGTCTATCGCCTTGTTTAAGGACTTGCTCGATCTTAACTGTGCCTGACGTTTCGATTTTCCCTTCAACTTCATGCTTGTGCCTGAATTCAGGTTTCAGTGCATAATGCTCGGGATCCCGTCTTTCCAGCCACCAACCGGAGGCTTTCCAGTCCGTTCTCCCTGCGACTACAACGTTCTGTTCATGATAAAACCCAGCTCGAGCTTCGGCCTGTTCCACTGCGAGCCGGAAGTCTTCCCGCGTTTCCAGCCAGCGGTAAAACGTCGCCTTCGATATCCCTGCCAGCGTGTAAGCCCTCGCCCTGGTGGTCGTGTTCTCCAGGTATTGGCAGATCATGTTCTCCAGCTTTTTCGAATATCGAGTTCTTCTACCGCGCCTTCTGGGCATTAGCTCTCTCCCCTAAGCTGCCGGAGGAATTCTTGCCGGGCGATATTGAGCTCCTGGGCGAACGCCAGGTCGCCCCTTGTCGTGTGAGCGAAAATGTCCCCAGGAATCCGCAGGTTTGCCAGCGCAGACCGCAGACAGCTCCCGCGCCTTATGTCATAAAGGATCCTCAACTGGAGACTCCTATCGAGGCGAATTCCTTCAGTCCGATCATCCTGTCTGGGCATGTGACAACTCCCGCTGATACCAGAATTGAACCTGGTCTGTTAGCTGTATCGGGATCTCCTCCAGGACCGGGATGTGGACCAGGTCCAGAAACTTGGGCTGGATCCCGAATTCACTCAGGTATCGCGTCTCTGGGTTGACTGCTCCATACTGCGAATTGACGAGCAAGAGAAGTCGATGCGCGTCTGCTTTGTTACGGGCTTCGATTCTCTCAATGGGGATCTCGGGGATCTCCCAGCCCTCGGTTTCGAGGCTTTCCAGGGCTTTTTTCGTCTGGTGTCCATCAAGAGTAAAATAGGTAGCATTGTGTTGCCAGACCTTTTTGGAAAAACGGACTCCGAACTGAATGATTGACTTCTTCAGCTTCTCCAGGGCTTCATCAGTGATGGTCTTCAGATCTCCCTGGAAGTCGGTCAGCTGAGTGTAGGGGATGGTTGGCAAACCGTCCGGATTCGATACCTTGATGACTTTCCGGACCTTCTTTTTATTGGAGCGTTTGCCAGCCATTTAAGCGGTCCTGATAAGTGGAAAGTTGATTTAGCTCTATAAGCCTTCAATGGCAAGATACACCTGGGGACAGAATCTGTCAAGTCATTTTTCGATTGACAAAAAAACGCCCGGCAGAGAGACTTTCAGGGTAATCCGCCGGGCGTCATTGGTCCCCTGTCAGCTGGCAGTTATGGCATCACCTCCTTTTTCTCCTCCGAGGCTTGTTAATCCTCCGGAGGCAGCCATGCTCGTCTGCTCGATAATCGCGGTCCGACATCTGGACTGTGGATCCAGGCTTGTAAAGGTGAATCGATCGGACCTTCTTGT